TATCGACTTCGCTTTTGAGACTGCTCAGTTTACCGAAACTGGACCGAGGCTACCGTTTGGGTTCTTGCCTGCCATTGGGGAGTTGACGCTGAGTTCTACTGGTAAGACGGCAATAGACCTTCGGCTGGACCCCGTTATCATAATCCCGCCGAACACCGAGGTACGCGGTGTCGGCACCTCCTCGGCGGCGGGTGCTCAGGGGAACATCACTTTCGCGGGCTACTTCGCCGATCAGCCCCAAAGCACTCTTTGAAACTTGTCGCATTGACTTATCCTCAGTTTGTGTCCTAGTTGATAGGTACACAAACTGAGGAGTGACAAATGCCTGATCCAACCGCGAAGAAGTTTAACCCGTCCAACAACGAACTGGTCAGCGAGATTAAAGACGCTGCCGAGCAGCTGCTCCTTGTGATTGACAAGCTGCCTGCCTCCACTGCGCGCCGGAAAGCGATCGCGAAGACCGCCATCGAGAGCGCGAGTATGTTCGCTGTCAAGGCTGTCTTCTACGACGACAACGACGAGCCAACGGGGGCCTAATGGGCGACATCTACCCAAAGCCACAGAAGTCGCCGTCTGTCCCAGTGAATGTGATGGACGGCGAGATTTACAAGTCCGTCGGGAAGTATGCCCGTGGGGCTGTTCTGTTTGCGTTTGAGCAGATGGGCGGGCCTACCGCGTTGACGGACTGGGCCGAGAAGAACCCGGACGAGTTCTACACGAAGCTGTTTCCGAAGATCATCGCGAGGGAGAGCGAAGTGACCCACCACAAAACTGTTGATCAGCTGATGGACGTCATTGACGGCGATTACATGATCGAAGGCGATGACATCCCCAATGCGGAGTTCACCCCTGCCCCTGTGGAGCCGATCGCGCACAACTGGAACACCAGCAACGACGGGCTGCTCGACGTCGACGCGCTCTCGGACGCAGGGTTCGAGCCTGACTTCGATCCAGCCGACTATGCGGATTTTGAGGAATGAGACAGGCGCACGCGGACATCGTCAAGGTATCCCCCGAAGAAGCACGTATCCTGAAGTTTATGAAGGAGTGCCGCGGGGACCACACGGCGTACATGAAGAAATGCCTGCAGGTAGTCGGCAAGGACAGCCAGATCGTGCCGCTGAAGTTGAACTTCGCGCAGGAGATTATCCACGCCAAGGTCCAAGCCCAGTTGAACGAGCACCGGATGGTGCGCGGGATGGTGCTGAAAGCGCGGAAACAGGGTGCGTCGACATACATCGGCGCACGGTTCTATACCAAGACACGGCTCTGGAAGCACCGGCGCGCGGTCGTTATGGCCCACGTGCAGTCATCATCGAAGGACTTGTTCCAGATGGTGCAGAACTTCCACAAGAACGACCCTCTCCGGTTGTCGGCTGATAGAGCCTCGGCGCAGGAGTTCAGGTTCAGCAATGACAGCAGCTATGCGGTTGCGACTGCGGGTTCCGGCGAGACCGGACGTGGTGCGACGCCAACCTTGGCCCACCTATCCGAAGCTGCGTTTTACCCCGATCCTAAAAGGACTTTTGCGGGTTTTGTGAACTCGATCCCAATGGCCGACGGCACAGAGATTTTGGTCGAGAGCACGGCGAACGGCGTCGGCAACGAGTTCCACCAGCGTTGGGTTCGGGCCGAGGCAGGTATCGCGGACGAGCACGCGGGTATCACCTACCAGCCGATTTTCATCCCGTGGTTTGTATCACCGGAGTACCGGCTGCCTGTACCGTTCGGGTTTCAACTGCGCGGAGAGCCTGAAGGCGACGGTCTACCATCCGAGCGCGACGTGGCCGAGATGTATTCTCTCGACCTTGAGCAGATGGTATGGCGCCGGTTCTACATCGAGCAGCAGTTGAACGGCGACGTGCAGTCGTTCATGCAGGAGTTCCCGTCCACTGCGTCCGAGGCTTTCCAGACGACAGGGTTGGAGTTGTTCATCAAGCCGGTCTACGTCATGCGTGCCCGCCGACGGAAAGGTATCCAAGCCCACGGCCCGCGTATCCTCGGGGTCGATCCAGCTGGTTTGGGTGGCGACAAGTTCATGTTGACCCTCCGCCAAGGTCATGTGGTCCATTGGCAGCGCGGCCGGAGCAACGTGGAGCCGGGTGAAGAACAGGTCGAGTGGGTCGCGGACATCATGCGGACAGAACGCGTCGACCGTGTGAACATCGACTATTCCGGCGGCTGGGGCACATCGCTGCTGGCAGGCATGAAGCAGACGTACCCGAAGCTGGCCGACAAGTGCTTCCCTGTTGATTTTGGATCGAAGTCGCAGCAGAAGCAGGTCAACCCGCACAAGCCTGGTCCGCGTAACCGACGTGCCGAGATGTACCAACGCGCACGCGCATGGTTGCAGCTGCCCGAGGGTGTCTCGATCCCCGACGACGACGAACTGCAGTCTGACCTTGGCGCGATCGCAGCGCGGATTTCAGGGCAGTCAACGGACCTTCTTTTGGAGAGTAAAGTCGACATTAAATCGCGGCTTGGCCGTTCGCCCGACGCGGCGGATAGTTTCGTCTTGACGTTTGCGGTGCCCGATCGCGTAGTTCCTTCAGACTTGACGCCCCCATCGGGGACCACTACTGATAGTTTCAACCAAGGGCGCGCGCCTGAGCCACAGGCCGCCCCACTCATGGACAGTTTCGCCAACGGCGGATCTGGACCGACACGTTTTGACTCTGGCGGCGGATGGATGAATTGATGCAGAACTCGGATACGCAGGGTAAATCACGGAAACGCCACTCGCTTGAGATGGGCAGCGCCGACGAGAAGGCGAGTTTCCTCTCCGAGGCGCAGCACATGTACCAGAAGGACGTTGCTGCGGATAGGCACAACATCGAGCCTGCGCGCGAAGACATCCAGTTCGTCATAGGCGATCAGTGGGACCAACAGACGAAGCTGCGTCGGACGCGGTTGAACAAGCCGGTCCTGACTGTCAACCGTCTACCCGCGTTCATCGCCCAGTATCTCGGGTCATGGCAGCAGACAGATACCTCAATGAAGTTGGTCCCTACAAAAGGCGGCACGAAGCTGATCGCTGAAGTCCGCCAAGGCTTGATCCGAGGGATCGTCAAAGAACCTATGGCCAAGCACTCGGTCTACACCGCGATGGAGACAGCGTATATCTCCGGTATCGGCAACTTCGGGATCGAACTGCGCGAGACCAAAAACGACGTATTTACCAAAGAACTCGCCATTGTGGGCTTCGACGACCCGTTCCAAGTGATCTGGGACCGCGCGTCACGTGAGCCAAGCGGGTCTGACGCGAACCACTGTTTCGCCATGCATTACATGACCGAGAAGGACTTCAAGAAGTCTTATCCTGAAGCCAAAAGCACATCTGGTTGGTACTCCGACGAAGCTGACGAGACCACCATGACTATGAACGGTTGGGAAACCGAGGAGATGGTCCGCGTTTGTCATTTTTGGCAGATGCAGGAGGAGGAGGTCACGGTCGGCTTGGAGAAAGAAAGCGGCGACATTATCGACGTCACTGACCAGACCGACGAAGAACGTATCCAGAATATCGACACCGACAAAAAGGGTCAGCTGATGATCCGCGACACCGTGCGGACCTACGCCGAGTGCTACGTGCTGACCGGCGGTGAAGTGCTGGAAGGCCCTTTCCGTTTGAACATCTCCCGCTTACCCGTCTTCCGCGTTGAAGGATGGGCTTTGCAGGAGGCGTCTGTCCGCTACCGCTGGGGCTTCGTTCGGAACTCAAAAGACCCGCAGCGTCTGCACAACTATTGGCGCTCGATCCTCGCCGAGGAACTGATGAAGTCCGCCGCGTCCAAGTGGCTGCTCGACCAGACTGCCATGAAGTCAGGGCTGGCCGACCAGTTCCGCAACGCGCACCTGAGCGGCGACAACGTCCTGTTCTGGGATAGTCAATCTGACGGCGCCAAGCCTGAGTTCATTCAGCCGCCGCAGCTGAACCAAGCGGTTCTCACTGAGAGCCAAATGACCGTCCAAGACATCCGCGACGTGACGAACAAGCACCAGGCGTCAATGGGCGTACAGTCCAACGAAGTTTCCGGCAAGGCGATCAATGCCCGCCAGCGTGTTTCAGAACTCGGCGACCGGATTTACCTTGAGAATATGAACATGGCGCTATCCCAGTGCGCGATGACAATGAACGAGTTGATCCCCGAGGTCTACGACACAGAGCGTGTCATCAAGGTCATGGGCGACGACGACGAGTACATCCTGCAGACGATCAACGGCGGTTTCGGCGACGAGACCCCAGACATCACGCGCGGTAAATACGAGGTCACTGCGAAGACCGGCCCATCCTACGCCACCAAGCGCGAGGAGGCTGTCGAGACCATGTTGACCATGATGAACCACATGCCGCAGACAGCGAACTACATCGCGGACATTATCGCGTCCAACATGGACATCCCTGGTGCAGACCAGATAGCCGAACGTCTGCAGTCATTGCTGCCACCGGGTATGGTTGATCCGAACCGGATGCCGGAAGCCAAACGTCAGCAGTTCCTTGAGCGCCAGAAACAGGTGCAGGAGCAGCAGGCGGAGCAGAAGCAGATCGAGATGCAAATGCTTGCAGGTCAGTTCGCCGAACTGGAAGCCAAAGTACGCAACCTCACAGCGCAGGCTATGAAGTCCGAGGCTCAAGCCCAGCGCGAGATGTCGGAAGTAGGCGTCCAAGCCACAAAGGTCGAGAGCCAACACGATCTGGGCGAAGACAAAAATTACATCGACGCCGCAAAGGTTGGCGTCAGTATGCAGGCTGTGGAAAACGACCAGATGAAACAGGGTATGGATGCGGCTTTCCGCGCAGAAGACCAGCAGCAGAAGGCCCAGCAAGCCCAACAGAAACCACAGCTACCCCCTAACACAAAAACCGAGGACTGATTAGATGAACAAGAGATCTGAACTAGACGAATTTGACGGGGTCGAGATGACCGCAGAGAGCCGGATGTTGGCAGAAGAAGCCGAGCGCAAGCAAAGCGCGAAGCCCGACGCTGGCGCGGCTGACGAGGACGACGATGATGACTTCGACCTACTTGGTGATGATGATGACGACGACGACATCACGAAGTATTATGTCGATGGTGATGGGTCGGACGAGGACGAAGACGAAGACGAAGACGAAGACAAAGACGTCTCCGCAGCTGCGGCTGATCACGACGACGAAGTAAAGCCTGAAGCAAAGCCTAAGTCGAAGGCTCAGAAGCGGATCGCGGAACTGGCCGAGAAGCGGCGCACCGCTGAAAAAGAGGCGTTTGACGCCCAGATGCGCAACGTCGAGTTAGAGCGCCGTCTCGAAGCGTTGGAAAACGTCAAACGCGACACCGCCCCTGAAGTCGTTGTCACCCCAAAGCCCGACCCGAAGGACTTCGATTACGGGGAGGTTGACAACAAATACATCGACGCCGTGGTAGAGCACCGTCTGTCGACTGAGCGCGCCAAATTCCACCAAGAGCAGGGCACGACCGAGGCGCAGCGGAAGCAGCAGGAGAGCGTGACGCACTACAAAAAGCGTTTGGCTGTCATCTCAGCTGAAGGCGCGAAGAAGTTCGGCCCCAACTACGACAAGGTCGTAAACACGGTAGATTTTCCTGGCGAAGTCGCACGCGACATCCTTGACTCTGATCAAGGCGTTGACATTTCGTTCTATCTTGCTAAGAATATCGGCAAGTTACGAGAGATGACCACTATGACCGGCATGGAACGTGCCAAAGCTATGGGTCGCCTCGAAGAACGGTTCTCGGCCTCCGCCTCTGCCGGAAAGAAGCGAACAGATGCCCCATCCACACCTAACCGACGCGGGAAAACTCCTGGCCGGAAGCCAAAGGTGGACGAGGCAAAATACGGTCCCGACGATCAAGATGCGTTCGACGCGGCCTTCTATTCATAACTTCTTACACCCAAAGGGGGTCCACGAATGACTATTTCAGTCCCACAATCCCGACTGATCCTTAAAACGATCATGTCCTCGCTCCGCAACAACCTTTGTTCGGCGAACATCATCGACTGGGAAACACACTCCCAAGAGATGAACGACCGCAACGGTTTCCTCGTGTCCGAGCAAGTCGGCCCAGAGTACAACGTAACTGAAAGCACAGGCGCGGTCGCCGACCTCACCGCTGGCGTTCAGGATACTGCATTTGGTTCGCAAAGCTTCACACTGAACAAAGTGTTCGGTCTGTCGATGGGTGCTTCTGACATCGAGTCTGTCACAGATTTGCAGTCCGCACGCAAAAACAAAGCGCTGACGAACGGTATGGCCCGCCTCGCGTCCAAGATTGACTACCATATCTTCGACACAGCGATGAAGACCTTCCACCTGTCCACCGGCGCTTGGGGTACAGACATTGACGTACCTCTTGAGTTCGCTCAGGCCCGTACCCGTCTGGCGCTGAACAGCCTTGAGTCCGACCAGGACATCAACGCCGTTCTGAACCACGTCGACCACCAGAACCTCGCGCAGTACATCTACAACGATGCCCCTGCTCTTGCGACTGAGTCTTCCCGCGCAATGCGCAAAGGCTTCCGTGGTCTTCTGGACAACGTGCCGATCAAGGCGTCTAACCAGCTTGCCCGTATCACAACCGGTACGCGGACGACTGTTACGATTGACGGCGCTGGTCAGAACTCGTCATACGGCGCGGTCGCAGACTCTGGCAGCAATGCTGGTTTCTACAAGACACAGCTGCTGAACATCGACCTACCCACCGGCGAGACAATCAACGCGGGTGAAGTGTTCACAATCGCTGGTGTCGAAGCCTATGATCCTGAAATTGGCCAGAACCGTGGGTTTACCCAGCAGTTCACAGTCATCACGGGTGCAACAGGCGCTGCCAACATCGCTGCGATCCGCATCTACCCAGCGATCATCATCAACGATGGTTCCGTAATCGGTGCAGCCGGTGTTGACGCTGCTCACGCGACTTGTGACGCGGCGCCTGCTGACGCTGCGGCTGTCACGTTCAACGGTACGGCGGCTACGACTTACACCCCACGCTTGATGTTCCGCAAAGATGCAGTCGTCTGCCACTCGGCACCGCTGATCATGCCTTACACAGGCCAAGGTTTCCGTCGCTCACTTGGCGAAGCCGAGCGCGATGGTGTCGCACCGCTGATGCCTCGCTTGTGGTTCTACTCTGACCCGAATACCGGCGCACACCGCTGCCGCGTAGACATCTTCGTGCAGGCGCAAGCCCGCGAACGCGAAGCTGGGGTCAAGTTCTTCGGTAGCTAACCGATAGACCATAAGACAACTCAAGGCCCGCTGATTGACTTAGCGGGCCTTTTTTACGATAGTAGCCCACATAGCGGCCACCCTAATCAAAACCCCACCCCCAACCGAGGACTGACGAGATGACCAAGCAACAATTCCCGAAGATGGTTTACAAGTCGAGCGACCCTGCTGACTACGCGATTATTAAGACGCAGGAAGAATGGCCCGAGGGCGCGAAGGCGCATTGGCTGGACTTCGAAGAAGACGACAAGACTGAAGACGATGTCGAAGGTCTAGCAGCCGCCAAAGCCGACGAGAAGGCTGCCAAAGCCGCGGAGAAAAAGGCTCAGAAAGAGCACCGGCAGGCTATTTTTGACTACCTCGACGAGCACGATGTAGAGTATGTAAAGACCATGCCTACTGACCGTCTGGAAGCTACCAAGGTAGCACTGGACCAACACCTTGAAAGCTTGAAAGATGACCCTAAACAGTGATCTGATCGTCAGCGCCTACCGCGAAAGCAACTTTACTTCGCAGGGCACGACGCTGACCGACGACGAGCAAGCAGAAGGGCTGGGCCTGTTACAGGGCCTAGTTCTTTCCATGCCTGGGCTGCTGCTCGGGCACAAGTACAAGCCTTGGCACCTACCGTGGCCAAACCGGACAGCGACAAAGGGCGGCGATCACCCTGCGCGTCACGACAAGCTATTCGACGACCGCGACGTCCAGTACCCACCTGTGAACTCGCGCGTCGTTCTTCGCAACCAATCCCCCACCACTCTTTACCTCCGCGAGATGCCTGCTGACGGCGATCTCATGCAGTTTGTTGACGCGGGCTTCACCGGCGATGTGATCTTGGACGCCAACGGGCAGTTTTTTGGCACTTCCGGCGTGGAAACGACCGTCACGTTGGCAACAGCTGTCCTCGGCGGCAACAGACTGCCAAACCGCACCTACCTGTACCGGCAAGACATCGCCTCATGGATTCAGATCGACACGCTGATAGCAGGCGCTGAGATGCCTTACCCCATCGAGTTCGACGACTTCTGGATCACTCAGCTGGCCATGCGCCTCTCGCCACGGTTCGGAAACGAGCCGCGCCAGATCACCATGACGCGCAACAAAGACATGCAGAACTTCGTCCGCGGCTGGTATCGCCGAGACCCAGTAGATGTCATTGTCGGCGACGGCGGCGTCAACACATCCCAGAACTGGGGTGGTCCAGCAGACCCCGACGGTTACAATACAGGGTTCAGATAAATGCCTGAAGTCCCCCTTTCCTTTTCCGACTTTGATCGAGCCTATGCCGATCTGCCCCCCGCAGCCCTGAAGAACCGGTTCTTTGAGGAGAACCCTTTCCAAGGTAAAAAGCGGTCGGCCATCGCACGGCCAGGTACGTCGGTTATAGGGAACTACGGCACCGGCCCGATCCGCAAGGTGTTCTCACAGCCTGGCCTGTTCGGCGGGGCACTTTTCTTTGTGAGCGGGACCACACTTTATCGCCGCGACGTTGACGGCAACACGTTCGTTATCGGCGGCATCATATACGGCGAAGGTGAAGTATCTATGTGCGTCGCGAAAGGTCTCGATTACGAGCGCCTATTCATCGCTGACGGAGCACGCCTGCAGTTCTATGGAGGCGGCACACGGGCCAGCGGCATTGTGTCGTTCACCGGCGGCACCAACGCAGCAGCTGGCGACACAATCGAAGTGAACGGCACCTACTATGAGTGGGAAACACCGGACGGCTTCGGCTTCGTGACTGACGGCGTCGGCTCGGTAGCAGAACCGTTCAAGGTGGCGATCGGCGCG